TTTCAAAAGCATGCCAATATAAATCTACTTGTCTTAGTGATCTAGGTGCATCTTCTTCTTGTAGTAGTGGTCTACTTAATTCAACAGTACAGTTATGATTGCAAGGAAAAGGAAATTTATTTTCATATCCTAATCTTTTTAATTCATAAACCAACATAGACATATCGAAAGTGCAGTTATGAGCATAAACATCTGATTCTCCTAAAAACAACTCGCAAAGTTTGCTATATATAGCTGCGAAAGGTGGTTTGTCTTTTACATCCTCATTTGTTATGTTATTAACTGCACTTGCTTCTTTTGGTATATCCATCTCTGGATTTATTAAGGTTTCATATCTATCTACCTCCTTTAAATCATCATCTAATTTTATTATGGCTATCTCTATAATTTTGGGTTGGCTTGTTATAGGTGCTGTTTGTGCTAATGGCAACCCTGTCGTCTCAGTGTCAAATACAATCATTTTTATTTATCCTTTTTATATTTTTCATCAAGTTCTTGCTGAATAAAGGCATAAACACCTAAATCATGCATGCTATCTTTGTGTCCTCCTTGCTCAAACATATTACAATATCTACTTATCTTAGCAATAATTTGTGTTAAGCCACCAAACCTATTAAAATCTGCTTCTGTTTTTAAGTTTAGTCCATTAGGAAATAATTCTATCATCAATCTGCCAAACTTAAAATAGTTGTCACCATAAACTTTGTTTCGCTCTTTGTAAGTTTTTAATGCTTGTTCTAAAAATTCTATTGTTGTTTTATCTTTCATTACTCTTTGTCCTTGTCATAATCATCATCACCTTCTCTTGCGTGAAAGCAAACTATACCTTTTGATCTAAATAGTTTGCATATACCTAATCTATCATCAATAGCAAAGTGAATTTTTAATTGTTTTGTTTCGGTAAAATCTTTTATAAAATCTGCTTTCACTGCTTTATCAGATCTTTCATCACCATGACCACGCATATAAATATCAACAAATGGTACACGATATTTTTCTAACCATTTTTTAGTTTTACCATAATAATCTATCGGTCTTGCAGTAAAAATGTAAACATTATAGCCATACATAGACATAGCATGAATCATATCAAGGACAGGTATAATTGGCTTGTCTAAATGACATAAGCTGTTAAATGCATCAAAGTTTCTAGTTTTAAGATGAGCTAATCTATGTGAGTAATCACAAATTGTACCATCTAAATCTGTTATAACATTTAATGTCATTTATTATTCTTACTCTTTCTACTTTTTCATTTTATTACCACGCAAATCAATCTGTGGTCTATATCTATGATAATCTTCTGTTTTTAAAAATAAATGATTTGTACTATCACCTTTTAACAAAACAGCAGAGTCATAATTAGTTTCAGGAACTCCCTTAGGGAGTTCAACCACTGTATTTATTTTGCCCAGCTTTAATATCTTTTCGTGAATTAAAGACATTGCATCCTCCATATTAAGATTTAAACTTTTCTTCATTTAAGGATCTAGACATACTAGGAGCAGACCATTCAGTTGGTGTTAAAAAAGGTTTTGCCCAAGGATGAACTTTTACAACCTCATCAACCATCATTTTAAAAGTCTGTCTCATTTCATGTTGTGCTCTTGGTGACAATCTAGATTTAGCTGTCTCATGTAATGTTCTTAAGTTAAATTTAGCTACAATCTTAGTGCATATGTTAGTAGGCAATATACCTCTAGCATCTTCAACTGGCACTTTCATATCTAATAGCTTTTCATAAAACTCATTTATATTTTCCATAGCTTGTCTGTAAAGTTTTAATGCTTCAAAGTTCTCTACTTGTTTTAATCTTTCAGGAACTACATAATCAAAACCTTCCTTACTTACAACTCTTAGTGATTGTTGTGCGTAACTTGCTTGTCTTGTTCTTACAAACTGATGTGTAAATCCTCTGCTTACACCAGAAAGTACAAATGTATAATCTATAAACTCCCAACTTGATTTTATAGTTTTTAACATATAGTCTAGTTCTTCTTGTTTCTTTTCTTCTGACCAATCTTTTATTACACTCATACTGTCATCACTATCGAACAGTCTTGTGTTTTTTGTAAATAATAAAAGATCTTTTGCATCACTAGTATAATTTACTAATTTAACTTTTGCTGTCATTTGGTTCTCCATTCATTATATTCATATTGACATGATAGTTTCTTCTCTTATTTTCTACATTAATAAGTTTCATGACCTTGTTAGCATCGTCAACAACATCATCTAAAATTATTTGCTTCCAAGTAGCAAACCTGCCAAGAGAGTAAACATTAAACTCTCTTGTTAAGTAATATAGAAACTCTTTTCTTAAGTTATCATCAATAGATGATATCTTACCAAACTTTTGTTTTTTAACATGTAAATCTTTTACTTTTGAATCAATACCAAAGTCATTTGCTAAAACAGAAGAAACATCTTCATGTGATTGCCATGGCTCTTGATTATACTCTAATATAAATTTATTTCCTAAAAGTGATGCTCTATAATAAGGATCTTTTAAATCAGGATAGTATATTGTTTGATTAACTGAAACATCATAATCAGATATAGTACACCAACATGACCATATACTTCTGTAAGGAAACTCTGGTTTCTCTTTCCAACCTACGATATCCATCATTGCTGGCATAGGTATAGTTGATATGATAGGTTGCCCATCGAACATAGATTTATGTAACTCTTCATTATAATTTATTGTCAAACCTTTAGCAATCCTAGATATAAAATCTTCTGGCGATATGTATCTCTCAGCATCATCTAAGTTCCAACAAGACCTTGATTGTACTTTACCTGTAACTTTTAATGAGTATAAGTTAGCAACTTTTGGGTTTGATCTGTTAAGCCAATCACCTTGAAAAGCTATTGCTTTTCTTACTTTTACTTTTTTAAATTCAATACCTGTTGCTTTCGAGACTGATTGGTCTCTGAATCTTAAAATGGCTTTGTGATTATTTGGTAAAGCATCTTGTCTTTCTATTATCCTTGGAGAATAATTTCTAAAAATGTTACCAGCAATTAATCCTGCCAACCCTGCACCAGCAATTATCATGCCTGACCTCCTGTTAATTCACTCATGTGTATAGTTTCTAATTCTATAAACTTTGACTGTTTTAACTTACTAATTATCGCTAATACAACCTTGGACTCTATACTATGTTTAAGCCATGCTTCTTTTATAACATCACTTAATAAAATATTATCACTTGATAAGTCCGATATAATATCAGCAACTTTCTTCCTATTGGAGTTCTCATTGAATCTTCTTTCTGGTTGCTTAATTATTATTTTTATAAAATTATGCTTTATTCTCATAGTTTCTTGCTTGTTTATACTTTACTTTAATATAAAAGTAAATTATAAAAGTAAAGCAAAAAGTAAATATAGAACCATGAATTATAAATTTAGAACTAAACCTTATAAACATCAAGAAGAAATATTCAATAAAATCAAAGACTTACCTAACTATGCTTTGTTGATGGAACAAGGAACAGGTAAAACAAAAGTTATAATAGATAATTTTGCATACCTTTATTATAAAGGCATGGTTGATGCTATTTTAGTAATAGCACCTAATGGTGTTCATCGTAACTGGGTTAGTGATGAGATACCAAAACATCTGCCTGAAGATATAAAATATAATTCATTGTTCTGGGATTCAGGAAAAACATCAACTAAAAAGTTTCAAGAAAAATTTTTAGATTTATTAAATACTAAAGAGCTATGTGTATTAACAACTAATGTAGAATCTTTTAGAGTAAGTAAATCTGTTTTTAGTTTTTTAACTTTTTGTAAAAGGAAAAATGTTATGATGATTGTAGATGAGTCAGCAAGAATTAAAAACATAAAAGCAAAACAAACTAAAGAGATTATAAAATTAGGTCAACATGCACAATACAAAAGAATATTAACTGGTACACCAGTTACTAATTCGCCATTTGATTTATACTCGCAGTTTGAGTTTTTAGATCCATCAATCATAGACCATAATTCATTTTACTCTTTTAAAAATTATTATGGTGTGTTTGAAAAGAAAACTAACTGGGGTGCCAATAGATTATATGATGAGTTAAAAAGTTATAGAAACTTAGATGAATTAAAAACTACAATAGAGCCATACTCATATAGAATAACAAAACAAGAATGTTTAGACTTGCCTAAAAAAATATACACAAAAAGATATTTTAAACTAACAGACAAGCAAAGAAAAGTTTATGACAAAGTAAAAGAAGATTATATATTAGAAGTATCAGAGCAAGACATACCTGTGCCGATGGCTTTGACTCGTATGATGAAGTTACAACAGATAACTAGCAACTTTGCTTTTGTTGATTCAGAAATATTAAAACTTATCTT